ATTAGAATATATATCTGATTGTGTTCCAAGGAATAGTAGATTCATGCAATTCCTTGAACCGGTTAATATACTTTGACTTAAGTCCTAACTTATAGCGTAGGTTTTTACCTCCATACTGAGATGTTTTAACCTCTTGTATACCCGGCACCCATAGATGTTTCTCTACGGCAGGTTTGTTCTTAAGATTATCTAGGTGTCTATTCTCACTGTGTGTAAGGAATATAACCTCCGCTAATACTTGATCCTTGTAATCCACATAGTCATCAAGCATTTGAAATAATTCTTTGTAGTCTTCTTTCCAGTTCTGATAAAGTATCACAGGACTAAAGTTTACATGAACATCATAACCACTGTCTATAAAAGCATCAATGGCTTTTATTCTATCTATTATTTTACTGGTGTTAGGTTCGTGTATATCAGACATGCGTTGAGGCATCAGACTGAATCTGATACGTACTTTCTTGCCTGGATCAAAGTCTACAAGATTTGGATTCACATACTTAGTAGCAAATGAACCCATAGCTACAGGATGATCCTTGAAAAACTGAAATATCTTCTTCCACTCATGATGTTTAGCATGCAATGCAAAGTCCTCGTTACACGAGATATCATAAGTAACATAATCTGGATGAGTCTGGTTAGGCTTTTGAACATCTGCAAAGTATGCATGACTGTTCATAGCTGTAAGAATGTCTTCTGTGTTTGTAGCTATAGTAAGACCCGTGGGTTTACTACGTTTCATATAACAATAGCTACAATCATAAAGACAACCGTGTCCAAAGGAAGGGGATATATAATCAGTAGAACGTCCTGATGGTCTGATGACCATACTTTTACGTTTTACTTTTGTTATCATCTATAGTTTTATTTACAAGTCCTTGAGGTAAACATTCTTTAGTTACGAATAGAGTTTTCAATATATCCTCCGTTAATTTCTTTACCGATTTAATGTCCCCTACACTACTCCATTCTTCAATCAATGACGTAATAGCATGAGCTGCATCGTAAGCTACTACATAGTATGTACCGTATTCAGCTACTATTTCAAATAGCTCAGGTCGTATTATTTTACTCATCTTATTTGTTTTTGGTTGGCAAATTTGTAGACTTTTCATCCGCTTTCACCATCTCTAATATTTCCTCCTGTTGTGCTATTGTTAATCTAATATCACCCATTCCTAAGTGGTGGTTTTCGTCAAATCTTAACTTTTTAAAATACTCCTCCAATTCATTCATCTTATTTGTTTTTGGTTATCACAACACTCGATAAATCCCAACCACTAATTGCGAAGAACAGGTTTTGGAGTTGGTGGACGTATAATTTCTCATTGCCTTGCCAAAAGCGGACCGACAACCTTTTCCCATCCCAATAAACCGTAAACGCAACATCTTTATGAGACCACGCCTTACCTCCTAATTTCTCAAACCCAAACCGTTCTAACCATTCTTCTGTTAGGGGGATGGGGTAAATGCCTGTTGATGCTGTGTTGCTTTTAGCGTTCTCACACCCCTCAACGTAAAGGCGGCACATTGCCACACCTTTGACATCATCAATTGTTGCAACCCTTCGTTCTTTACCAAGATGCTCAACCCAGTTGTTGATTCTTAACTCCGTTGCCTTTATTGCTTCCATCTTATTTGTTTTGGTTTAATGATTTTCGAGTTCATAGAATACTTTTCCACAATCGCAACTAAGGCGTTTCAGAACCCTCCACACGGGAATACCCTTGATACTATATACAGTATAAATTGACCAACTCCGAATGTGGTTAGGTGAACGGAAAAGATGTTTTATTTGATGCAAGAATAATCTTATACGTGCCGTTAATGCTTCCATCTTATTTGTTTTGGGTTAACTCTGTAAATATTTTAAGTCTTTTTGTCTTTTCAAATCTCTACCCTCTTCTAATGTAAGTCCTATAAATTCATTTGAAGTAAAGGATATTTCGTCTGGATAGTATTCAAATAATGTGTGTTCTATACCATCTTCAGTTTCTACAATAACCTTTGGCATAACATCAAAAATGCTTTTTGGCATTTCTGTAATTCTTGATTTAATAATTTTACTCATCTTTGTTTTGGTCTTCAAGTTTCTTAATAGCTGCTGCAAGGTATTTTGCAGTATCCAGGGCTTCCTCATAAGCATGTTGTAACCACTCTTTAAGGGTGTAATCCTCACGGTCTACAGTAGTACCATATTCCTCAACTCCTTTCTTATCAGAGTCTATAAGGTCTTTAATAATACCCTTAGTGATATTACAAGCTTCAGTGTGTTCTATATCCATCTTATTTATATTTGAATTACGTATTCGTGCTGGTATTACAATAGAGTAATTGCATTTCTCACAGCACCTTCCTTCTTTAGCAACAGGATAGACATTATGGCCTAAATCTAAAGCTATTTGAAATCCAGAGGAGGTAGTAAATACCTCCCCTTTGATTTCATTGTTGCAAAATAAGCATTTCATGCTGGTATCCTAAGATTATACTCTCTAAATCTATTCTCAAGTTTTAGAATAGTGTACTTAAGATCTGCATTCTCTTTTTCTAGTTTAAGTACATCTTTTTCAGATTCTTTAAACTTATTTGTAAGGTCTAACACATCTTTAAAACTAGTATAGTTTTTATTTTTATACTTTAATATACAAGTATCATAAGCAGATTTGTATCTTCTGTCTGTTTCATATAATNTATCGTGAGTTTTTCTATAATGNATTCCTGTAGCATGATCTCTACCAATAGCTCTGCAGCTATGGCTTATAGGATAATTTTCCTCTCTTGTAAGAATATTAATAGCAATACGTCTAGCATCAACTAATACTCTATTGCGATTATCACTTTGAAAATCATCTCTTGAGATTTCAAGAGACTCACATATAACATCTATGATTTCGTGAAATTTAGTTTCGTTATGTAGCATTAGAANTTATTTCTTTTAGGAATTGCAACTAATTCATAAACACACCCGCTATCTGTATTTTGATTTAAAACAGACACAAGCTTAGCGGCTTCTACTTCGTTATCTGTCTCGTATATTTCATCTCCATATGTAAGAAGATGTCTTGCTTGCCCTATATTTTTAATAATGGCAAAATTATATGTTTCTTTTTCATTCATTTTAATAAGGTTAAAAGGGGAGACCTAAGCCTCCCCTTGAATTACTAATTGATCCCAGCGATTTTTACCTAAAGTAGGTTTTAAGAATTTGCCTTTATCATAAAACATCAGTTGTTTATTTTTAGCAAACCTCTCAAAACTACTATCAGTATTATTCATACCTATACAAAGAATAAAACAATCTTTATGATAGTCTTTTTCTTTATCAATTCTATCATAACCATCAGTAATGATAATAGCGGGTCTATTGACTTGTTTAGAATTTCTAATGCATTGAGCAATATCAGTTCCTCCACCAATATGAGCTGCAAATAGATGTTTTTTATCTATTTTAGGCATATTACCACTACTAGAAAACAGATAGCAATCTCTAAGAATCTGCAGCTTCTCTAATTTAAAAGCAACCATTCTTGCAAGATCTCTAAATGTAATTCTACTATCACCATCATCTCCCATATTAGCATAACTGGTCATAGAGCCTGAATCGTCAATATATACATCAAAGCTTGTAGTATACTTTCTGGTCTTTGTAACAAGATCATTAAATAATGCTACATGAGCAAAGTTTTCTATATTAACTAGGTCCTCTATATCTTCAGAATCAAATATAGACTCTTCAATTATAGTAGCTTTACCTCCAACACATTCAGTAGCTTTATCAATAGTGACTTTTAGAAAGTCTTGAATATTACTACTTTTTACACTAACAAGTTTTTGCAATCTTGGGTCCATCATAAGATCCATCATATCAAGATCCTCTTTAGTATTACCCTTACCTGCTTGCATTCCTGTATTATCTGCTTTTTCTATCTCTTTCTTAATTTGAGTTTTAGCTGAATTAGCAGCAGAGTTCATATCTTTTTCAAAATCTTTGTCAGAAGGATCGTTGCCATTTTGAATGTCATCGTTCAACTGTTGGATTTTGTTTTTAAGATCATCACCATGCTTTCTATACAGCTTATCTAAGATTTCCATAGTTTTAGAAGCAGCTAGATAAGAATATCCTGCTTTGTCATTAGTAGCAAATTGTAATAAATGGTTATCTACCTTAGAAAGTAAATGATGCCACCAGTACTTGTCTGGAGTTATTTCATATTTCTTATCTTTCTTATGCCAGTGGCTAAAAGCATCCATAATAATACTTGAAGCACCGCCATTATCATTAAGAAACTCACTACATTTTACATTTCTATGTATTTTAGAAAATACAGAAGAGCTTAGTATAGGATCTGTTTCATTCTTAATGATAGAGTTAGATGTATCAGGGGACACATTAAGTGTGTCCCTTGAATACATACTACTACCACTCCAGTACTGTCTACTGTTATTTGAAAAATTAAGCCTGTACTCCTCCATTCTGTGATAATTTAACCATTAACTCATCTAAGTAAAATTTATCAGAAGTAGAAACTGTAGTTTTACCCATAATAACACTCATAATAGCTTGAATTTCAGAAGCATTATGCGGATGNTTCATAAAGTATTCTCCCAAAAGCACATATATATCATGNATAAGATGAGATGCTTTATCCTTATATCCTGCTGTGCTATTCAAGTCATTAAGCTCTGTTATTAACTGAGTAGTAAACAACTGAGTATATGCCCAGTTATTAGCTTCTATAATAGATTTATATTGACTTACAAGAGATCTTACATTGTTTTCTCTCTTAGTCTCTAGTTTAGAAGCAACTTCACCTAGTTTATCAGGAGCAACAAGCTCACACACTTTGATAATAGCTTGAGAATCAGTCATAGAATATACAAGCTTAGTAGCTTGAACAATCCTAGGAATCTGATAAATAGTACGATCAGAAGCAGAAGTATAAACAGCAGTTAGAAACTTAGCCATAAGCTTATCATCTATCTTACATTTATCTACCTCTTCTTTAGAAGGTACATTAACCATTACTTCTTGCATGCTTTCTCCTTTCTTCCACATGCCTTTCATCACATCAAGACCAACACGAACTACTTTCTCTGTAAGTACAAAACGATCCCAGAAAGGATTTTCTAGCTCGTCATTAGGAATAACATTACAGCTACCAGCCATAACTTCCCACTTACANTTCTTAATAGTATCACCATAGAAGAGTGCTTTCTCACGCATAACAGACAACAAAGTGTTACGAACACCTGAAGTCCCCTTATCAACNTCATTGATAAGTAAAAACTTTGCATCAGCAATAGGAGCGTCAATCTTGTACTCCTTGTCTTCTAATAGAGATTTCATGTTTACACGACCTTTAATCTCAGAGGTCTTGGTACCTTCGTCAAGCTCGATGACAAAAGTATTCTTGCGTACAGCTTCTCTGTTGTATTGATACTTAGCTGCAGCGTAGTCTAAGAGAGTTTGTGTCTTACCTACACCAGGCTCGCCAAGAAGCAAAACAGGAAGACCTGTTGCCTCTGAAAGAGCTAGTATATTAAATACACTTTCTTTTCCTACTAATTTGGTTTTAATTTTTCTACTTTCCATTTTTTGTGATTTGTTTTAAATTAAATATTTCTAGGTTTTCGTCCCATATGGGATAGTTTATTTTACCATGTACTATCTTATGTAGATTAGTACCTTTAATGAATTTTATTTTATAATTATTACTTAATTTAGTATATGCACCTTCAAGATAATGATAGTAATCCTCTAAATAGTGAGGAGGAATAGCAAAGACATGCATAGTGAGTCCAGGCATTACATCATAAGTCTCAATGTGCAGATCATGTGCACACAATGATCTTTCAAAATCTACATATTCTTTTGTATAAACAGGATGGCATAAAATATACAAGGCCTCTTTATGTTGAGGCCTTGTACTATCTCCTAAGTATACATTTAGAAACCTAAATCTACTTTTTATTTTTCGTATTATAGGGTCAAGCATAGGACCCAAGAATAAAGTAGTTCTAGTTCTTGGCGGG